GCCGGTATGGCGTGCGTGTGCTCGTTGCTCGCGAACGCCGCGGGCTGCGGGTCGGGCTCGAGCACGAGCACGACGGGCTCGAGCACGGCGACTTCGGCGACGGCCGGCCGCTCGAGCGTCGCGGTTACTTCGTCGGTGGGCGTTGGGTCTGTGGTCTGCATGCCGGCGAGTAGCGGCAGAGCAGGGCCCAGCGCAAGAGCTCTAGCGCTTGACCGCGGAGAGCTCGAGCTCGGCCCCCCAATCGTTGCCCATCCATTCGCCCTTGAATGTCACGGTGTCGATCCGATAGATGCCGCCCACATAGCGCGTGTCGAGCTCGACCTGGCGCCCGGGATACAAGCCGGGAAGCATGAGCGTGCGCGCCTTCACAAGCTGATTTTTGCCGAGCTCGGGCGACTCAATCAGACCACTCTGCGGCGTGAGCTTGATCGGTGCATCCGGCAGCACGGCGGCGCGCGACGGCAGAAATTGCAGCTCGCCGTCTTGGATGCTCCATTGCAAGCCACACGACCGCGTGAGCCGGTCGAGCACCGCGACGGCGTCGCCGCTCGCGGCGAAGCCTTTGCCGACGGCGACTTGCCCCGTCTTCCAGTATCGCGCGTCTGCGACGACGGAGAGCGCGTTGCCGATGCCGACTTGCATGGCCGCCGCAACGTCGGTGATTATCTTCGCGAGCGACGTGCCTTGCACGTAGTTGCGCTGTACGCGCGCCGACTTCTTCTTCTTGCCTCCGTCGTCGCTGGTGATCGTGGTCGTCCACTCGGTGCCGTCGCGCGAGCTCCATGCCTCTGACAAGTCGCCGCGGAAAAGCAGACTAAGCCCGGTCGCCGTGTAGCCTGCTTCGAGCGAGCAGAATACCTCACGCATGGCGTGCAGCCGCTTGCGTGACTCTTCGGATAGGTTGTGAATGGTGAGGTCGCAACGGCCGGCGACTTTGGCCGACAGTGAGCGCTTGACGACAAATTGCACGTTGAGCGCGCTGATCGTCATGTCTTCGACTTGCAGCCAGTAGAGGCGGTCGAAGAGCGCGTCGGCGGGTAGTGCGGTCGCTTCGGTCGTGTCTGCCATGCGTCACCATGTGTCGTCTGTGACGTAGTACAGTCGAAACCGGTCACCCATCTCGGCGAGCGTCGGCTTCGCGCCTTGGTCGCGCATGTCGAGAAACCAGATATCGCCCGGCGGTAGTCGCTTGTCGTAGTGGTAGCGGTCGAGCAGCGGGTAAAGCGTCACCATGCGCACGCCGAGCACCAGCGGTACGCCGGCGCTGTCTGACACGCTCATGCGGAAGCACTGGCCGCGCTGACTCCACACGATGCGCAGCGAGTAGCTCGAGCCGCTCAGCTGCACGCGTTGGGTCGAGTCGACGTCGGGCGTCGTGACTATGCGCAAGCTGCTCATGGTTCCGGGATGGAGTCTTGCAGCTCTTTAAATTTCTTGGCTGCGTCGCGGCCGAGCTGCTTGAGAAACCCTGTCTTGCGCTTCTGGTCGGGCGAGACTTCGCCCGGCTTGGTCGGCACCGTGTTCTGCGTGCCCTTGGCTTTCGCCGGCGTGGCGCGCTCTTGCGTCGGCACCGGTGACCCGTACGTGACGCCGACGACGGTGATTAGTTGGCACTGCGCGGAGAACATGAGCGCGTTGCCGCCGGTCGTGCCGTCGCGCGTCACGGTGAGCTCGGTCAGGATTGCGTTTAGATAGGTGCGGTATGCGGTGACTATCTCGACGGGCTTGCGGCGCGCGAAGCTGTCGCGCAGCGCGGCCGCGACGTCTGCGACGCGGTCGAGGTCGGTGGCGACCGTGAAGTGTCCTTCGTCTTGCGCCGGCCCTGAGACCTTGGCGACCATTTGCAGCGCCGACATTGAGATGTTGTTACGGATGTTCGCCGGATAGGCGCGTTCCATCGCGAGCTTTTTCTTCGGCGTGCGCGGGTTACTTGCCGCACGGCTCAGGTCGTAGGCTTGCCCGGCGAACGGAATAACGCTCAGCCAACCCCACACCGGTTCGCCTTCGATCGGCGTGCTCTTGTAGTTGTCCCATGTCGTGGTGATGACGTTGCCGTCGCTGTCGCGCAGCGGTCGGCTCGTGTGTCCGAAGTCGTTGTATGCGAGATGCGACTTCGGCGTCTCGGTCGGCGTGTTGGTTACGATGCCTTCGACATGGATCGTCTCGGGCTGCGTGCGCACGTGGTCGGTCACGTTCGCGCCTTCTTCGACCGGAAACTGCGTGCACTGCGCGGTCATGCCGTGGCTTTCGCGCACACTGCAGTCGATCCAGATCTTGTTTATTTCTAGGTGCTGCACTTCGCGCGAGTTGTTGACTGGCATCGGTGCGGGCTCCTATGGCGCGGTTCGCTCGAGCGCTTCCTTCGAGCGGCGCATGTTGATGTCGCTTGAGCGCTGCTGCGCGCGCGTGTAGTCGCTAACGTTGGCGCCCGGCGGTAGGTAGTTGTTAAAGATGGTCGGCCCGTGGTTGACCGTGACGCTCGAGCCTGAGCCCGACAGCGGCGAAGACACGCTCGCGCCGGTGTATGACTGGAAAGGGTTTGCGAACGCATTCGCACCGGTGTCGCCGAGCGTGCCGGCGGCGGCGGCGTCTGCTTCGTTCTGGCGCCGTATCTCGGCCGACTTCGCGGCCTGTTCTGCCATCCACTTCGCGTGAACGCGGTTGCCGCGCTCGTCTCGCTCTTTGGCCTTCCGTGCCTCTTCGGCTTCGCGCAGCACTTCGCGATTGTGCTCTTCGAAGAGCGGCCCGCTCAGCGGCTCGCCGGCCCACCAGTAGCGAAATTTGCGGAAGTCGGCGCCGATGCCCTTGAGCGTCTCGCCGAACACACGAAGCCGACGGTTGTACTTGTCGAAGGTATCGTCGAACGGGAAGCGCTTGACCGCGACTATGAACTCGTCCCACGCCTTACGCGCGACTTCGAGCGCTTCCTTGAACGACTGCAACACCTTCGCCGAAGTGCCGAGCCCGAACATGGATTCGAGCAAGTCTTCGAAGACCGAGTCGCCGCCTTCGAACCATGTAATCAGGTCGTCGAGGATGCCGACAACGAGCAGAAGCGCGCCGGCGACGGCCGCAATGCTGAGCAGCATCGGCCCGAATGCGCTCAGCATGATAACGCCGAGCACGACAAACGCCGCCTTGAGCACGTTGCTCGTCTCGATGAGCTTGCCGAAGTACTTGATCGAGTCGAGCGCCCAGCCGAGCATCTTGTTTGCGACGGGCAAGAGCTTCTTGCCGATGTCGGTGGCGAGGTCTCGGATCGTATCGGTGAGCGCTTTTTGCCGGTTGGCGAAGCCGTCGGCGGTGCGTATCGCGTCGCCTTGCGCCTTCGTGGTCTTGCTCAGGATATAGTTGTATCGAAGCTGCGTCTTCTCCGCGTTATTCATCGCAGTGAGCTTCTTCGTGAGCCCCTGCGTGTGCGCGTACTCCGCGAGCGTCGCGTCGTTCATGACGACGCCAAATTTCTTGAGCGGCTCAGCTTCGCCGGTGATGCCCGACTTCAATGCCGCGAGCGCTTCTTCGTCGCTCGCGTTGAAAAACGAGCCGAGGTTGACCGCGAGCTCGGCGAACTGCTGCGACATTTCCTGCGCGAGCCGGGCGTCGCCGGTCATGGGCTCGAGCATGGCGCCTAGACCGGCCGCGCTCGCCTCCATGGCGTATTTCGAGCGACCCATTGATGCGGCGACAGTAGCCGACCAGTCGTGCACTTGCGCTTCGCCTTCGGCGCCGAAGACTTCGCGAAGCACGTTGTTAGTTTCATCGGCCGAGCTCGCGAGCTCGGTCATGTGGGCGATCGCCGCGACGACGGCAGCGCCGCCGATGTACTTGCCAATGGTCGAGCCGATGGCGGCGCCGATGCCGCCGCCGGCGCCGCCGGCGACTTTCTGCGCGATGGCCTTCGCATTCTCGTTGGCGGCGTTGCCGGCGCCGATGGCGATGCCGCGGCCTGCACCGACGAAGCGGCCTTTCGCGTCGCGCACCTTACGGTCGACGTCTTCGAGCCCGCTCTTGACCTTAGTGAGCCCGGCGTCGGCCTTCTTAAAGGCTGCTTCGTCGACCTGTAGACCGAGCTTCGCAACGAGCTCGCGCAGCACGACGGCGCTCATGTGCGGCCCCGTTCTGCTGCTGCGCGTCGGCGTTCTAGGTCTTCGTACATGTCTTCTACCGCGTGCGCGTCGTATAGGTCGTCAAGCGTCCAGTCGTGGCAGATCTCCGTTAGGCTGGCGTGGTAGTGGCTGCTGGTGGCGATTCGGTGGATGTCCCAGTCGACGCCGTCGGGGATTGGGGTAGAAACGCTATCAGCGCTTTCAGCCTGTCCGCGAGCGTGGCCTTGTCGCTCGCGGTACCGGCGAAAAAACTCGAAAAGTTAGCCTCTAAACCGAACGCAAACCACTGCAACATCACGTCGTAGCGGCCGACGAAGTGCTCTTCGAAGATGGCGTCGAGCTTCGGCGCGTGCTCGGCGTCGAGGTGAACAACGGTAAAGCGCGCGAGCTCGTCACTGATGGCCGCGAAGTCGGCTTCGGTGATGCGCTGCGACAGCTCGCGGATCGCATCGGATGCGCCCGAAGCGAGCGACACAGTGATGTCGCCCTTCGCATGCAGTGTGCCTTCGATGAAGCCGGCCGTTGCTGGGCCCAGCGAGCGCACGAGCCGCACGAGCATTGCGCGGCCCTGCTTCGCGCCGAGCAAGGTCACTTCGTAGCGATGGCCGCCGATGGTCTTTTCTTTGACTGCGCGTGTCGGCATGCGTTAGCGGCCCCCGAAGAACGACGTGCGCGCGTCGGCGAGGTCGATCTTCCATTCGAAAACTTGCACGGTCTTGCCGAGCTTGATGGCCGGCGGCGCGATGATCCACGCTCGCGCACTGGTGACGAGCAGCCGGCCGGCGAGGTCGCGCGCCATGAACACACCGCACGCCGCACCGTTCAAGATGGCAACGTCGGCCGCGAGCATGGCGCTCAGCCGGTCGTTTGCGTCGGCCGTTTGCGCGTACTTGAGCGTCGCCGTCGCGGAGAAGTTGTTAGTGCGCGTGCGGGTGACTTCGCCGTCGGCGCCGACATACTTGTTATACCAGTCCTCCGTCCAGTCGATTGTCAAGACTTCGTCTTCGGCATAGCCGCCGCCGTCGAGCGGCACGGCGTTTAGAGAGATGTTGAGCTCTTTGATGTTCCAGGCTTTAAAACCCATGGCGCGGCGCTCCTATGGCTCTTGATGGTTCCGGGGTCAGACCTGCACGAGCCCGACAACGCGGACCTGATGGATCGCGCCACTGAGCGCGTACGTGTAACGCATGTCAGGCAGAATGCGCTGTGTCTTGAGCGCCGAGTCGATGGTCGCGAGCGCCGGCGCTGTCACGCTGTACGGCTGCTGTCCGTCGATGATGCCGAGCGCGATGCCGTCGAGGATTTGACCGTTGATTTGCGAGCGCACGAGCTCGATGCCTGATTCTGTGTATGGCACCACATCGTTATTGCGAAGTAGCGACACGATACGGTCTTCGATGTTGACGTCGAACCAGTCGATCGCGACTGTCACGTCGAGGAAGCGACCGGTTGCCGCCCAGCCCCACAACGTGAAGCCAAGCCCCTTGATGTTCACGTAACAGTTAGCGTGCTTGAGCTTCGTCGCGGCGCGTTGCCCCGTCGTCGGGTTCTGCATCGTAACGGCCGCAAGCCCCTTGTTCGCGAACGTGATCGGCCCAGGAAGCTTCGGCAAAATGGCGCCGACGACAGCGGCGTCGAGGTATTCCGCCGGGTTCGGGTGGTACCAGATTGACGTGCGCGTGAAGCCTTGCGACTGCAACACGCTCGCGATGTCGGTCGACCCGATTGCCGGGATAGCGGTGTCTGCGCTCGCGGCGAGGTAAATCGCGCGCTCGAGCTCGGCCCATGCGGCAGCGCTCGCGATGGCCTCCTGACTTGGCGTGAGCATCACCAGTGCATACCAGTCGCCATCGGCTGCACGGATGGCCGCGAGGTCGGCCGCTGGTAGCGGCACCGGTGCCGCCGTCGTGTCGTCATAGGTCAGGTTAGGCGACAGCTTCGTGACGGCGTGCGTCACGTTTGCGGTGTCGCTGGTGACCACAACGCTCGAAGTGCCGGTCGCCGTGACGTCGACGATCGCATTGATTGCAGTGATGAGCGACAAGCACACGGCGTCGGCCGTGGTCGGCGGCGACGCAACGATGTCGACCGCGGTGCCGTCGATGGTCACGGTGTAGTGTTGGTTAGGCGCGGTCGGCGCCGACGGCGTGAGCGTAAACGACTGCGAGAACGTGCCAGTCAGACGGCCGACCTTGAACGTCGGCGGGCTCGGTGACTGCGACTTGAGCTGCTTCGCGGCGATGTAGAGCGAGCTCGTCTTCGGCACGTTGAGCGGCGGAAGCGTCATCTCGTCGGCCGTCGCGAACGTGCGCACGAGCTCGGGCCAGTAGCTGTGATTGACGGCGATGAGCGCGATCCCGAAGCCGAAGCGCGTCACGGTAGCGTCGGCGACTACGACTGTGTGTTGAATGACTTCGATTTCAGTGCCCATGCATCACCTATTTGTCGATCTGTCTTTCGGGTACGTGCACGACGTCGACGTCGCCGCCGAATGGCGTGTAGACGGTGCCAGCAACGCGCACGTGTTCGATCGTGCCGATGGTCTCGGGGGTCATGCCTTCGCCGCATTCGCACATGGTGTCGAACGCGTAGAGCAGTCGAAGGTCGAGGCTTGCCGCGGATTCTTTGCGAGCGTCGAAGAGCCTCTGCAAGTCAATCAGCACGCCGGGTCCGTCGAGCCCGATGCGCAAGTCGGAGAAGAGCGCTTGCGTACTCGGCAGAAATAGGCCGTCGCGGATTCGCTCGAGATAGCGGAACGCTCGGCCCCACGGTGTTCCGTCGCGCGTCTGAACGATGATGTTCAACGTGACAGCGCGGTTGCCGACGATGCGCACGGCGGCGTCTTGCCCGGGTCCCTGCGACACATAGCGCACTTCGTCATTACCGAGCGCAATGTCACTGATGCCGAGTCCATTCGAGCCGAGCAGATTGAGTCGCGCGCACGGCCGGCCGAGCATTCCTTCGGGCTCGCCGGTCCAGACGACGTCGTCGATCTGAATCTGCGAACTGTGCGCGACCCATGCGCGCATGCCGTCGGCGAAGCTTAGCCAGTCCACCTTACTTCGAGCTCCCTAGTTCCCAGGTGATCGAGTTGATGAGCGTGCTGTGCTCAATAAGCGGCGTCTCGATGCCGCCCTTCTCCGCGATGCGCTCCTTCGACAGCGGCGGCCATATGTGCGCGATGATGCGATCCTTCAGCACGTCAACGGCCTTCTCGCCGGTTAGGCCGAGCGCCATGTCTTCGGTGATTTCGCCGAGCAACGCGCGTTGACCCTGCTTCGCAATGAAGTTGGCTAGCGTCTTCTCGTTGTCGTCGATGCCCTTGCGAATGAAGCTGCGCTCGGGAACGCCTAAGCCGAACTCATGGATCGTGCCGAGCTCGACGTTCGATAAGCCGTCGGCGCCGTGCTGCGCGTCGCCGGTCGAGCCCTGAATACCAACGAGCACGAAGGGCCCCTTGCCCATCTCCGCGACGGCCTTGCCTAACGCCTTCCAGCCGTGATCCTTGTCGATGACTGTCACGGTCAGAGCACCATGCCGAGCGGGTTGTAAGAGCGGTCGAGCTCGATGCGCCGGCGCTCGTATATGGACCTGGCGCCGTCGGGCTCTTTGCTCGGGTCGAGCCTGGCAAACTCTCCGGCCGGCGTGAGCACGAGCAGCTCGGCGCACAGATACTTCACGCGCATGTCGCGCGCGGTGTCGACAAGCACAGTGCCCGGCGGCGTTAGGCCGTCGGGCTTCGGGATGGGCGTTGCGCCGGCGTACGTGGCCGCGGTCATGGCGTCGGCGTCGTCGAGCTTGGCCTTGACGAGCGAGAACGCGCATCGCGCGAACTCGGGAAACTCATCGAAGATTTGCTCGACGGTGACGGCCATGGTGCGGTTACTTGCTCGAGCCCTTGAGCCCCGGCTTGAGCGCCGCTGTCGGCGGCGTAGTCGGCTCGGCCGGCAGTTGCCCGGCGATCGGCTGCGTCGGCGTTGGCGCGGTCGGAGTGGTCGCCGGCGGGCATTCCGTGCTGTTCGGGTCGGCTTCCGGCGGCGGCGGCTCCGGCAGTGTGTATGTGATGGTGCCGTCGGCTACGTACGGTGCGAAGACGCCGACGAGCGCATAGCCGACTTGCTCGACGTCTTCGGGCGCGACGATAACGGTCTCGAGCGGCGGAAACTGAATCAGTTTGCCGATGCTCTGCACCCAGAGGATACGGGCTGTCAGGTTGGTTACGGTCGCTTCGCCGGTCGCTGTTGGCGTCGGCGCTGGTCCGGTGTAGTTCGTTGGCATGGTGATCGGGGTCCCTTCCTGCGTGGGCCGTATGGCGTCCGGTGAGATGGCGTCCGGTTAGATGCCGTCCATGTAGACGGCGCTGAGTGGATACTCCCAAGCGACGCCGCCGGCGCGCGCCCAGCTCTCGACCGAGAGCGCGAGATTCTTCGCTTGCGGCGGCAGCTCGCGCGGCGGCATGGTGAGCTCGAAGTGCACGTACCGCGGGTCTCGGCGATACCAGATGCCGCGAGGTCCGGTGCCAGCGGCGTCGGCCGTGCCGAGCGGCAGCCACCAGTCGACGTTAGTCACGAACGATGTACGCGCGAGATACACGCGCAAGATGGTGTCTTCGGGGTTGCTGCCGGCGCCGGTGTAGACGGGCGTGTTCTGGATGTACCGGTATTTAGTGAGCGGTAGCAGTAGCGTGTCGGGCGACTCGACACTGTTAGTCGCCGTCAAGATGCTGTCTTCGGCTGCAATCATGTCCTTCAAAACGTCGTCGGGCGTCTTCGTGCCGCTGCCCCATGCCGTCGTTCCGCCCACGTTCGAAGCGGCGATCGTCGGCACGTTAGGGTGATTGACGAGCCCTTTGATTGACGTTCCGGGCTGGCCGACCGAAGCGATCTTCTCGAGCCGTTGCTCGAAGCCGATGCGCACGGCTTCGGCCTCTTTGTTCTGGTAGTCGACGCCGGCGACGCTCGCGCGTTCGATGTCGAGCACGGAATAGTCGTAACCGAGCGCATACGAAGCGATGTCGTACGACTGCTTCTTCGCCATCACTGCGACGCGGCGAATATCGTCTGCGAAATTCGCGACAATCTCGGCCATGCCGGTCGAGTCCCACATGCGATAAGACCACGTCTCAGCGCCCGGCGGTGCTTCCGAGCTGACTGGCACGAACTGGCGCCACTTGAGCGCGGGCTTGTGGGCTTCGCGCAAGCGAGACGAGATAAACTCCAAGTCTCGGCCGAAGAGCGCGGTTTCGTTGGCGTCGAGTCGTTCGATGCCGTGAATGCTCGCGCGCGTGTGTGCGATGGCGCGCACGACGTTTGCAAACTGGGTCGAGTCGAGACGCTTGCCGAGCTGCGCGAGCTGCTCTTCGAGCGCGTGAGAGTCGAGCCGATCGAGGATATGTTGACCTAGCATTGTCGTTGACTTTCAGCGTGCGGCGCAGTGGCGGGTTACAGGTTGATTTCTACGACTGCGACGCCGCCGGCAGCGGCACCGGTGACGACGGTTAGATATGGCGCGGCGACGGCCTTGCCCGTGTCTGCGTCTGCGCGCAGCGCGCCGAGCAGCGTGCCGACAGCGCCGACAGTGAAGCGCACGAAGGGGTTCGTGTGCGCTGCAAGCGCGGTCTCAGCGGCGATCGCGATGCGGCCCTTCCTCATGACTGGCACGAACGCGCCGACCCGATACGGCGGCTCGGGATAGGTCGGGTCCCAGAGTGTGATGCCGGCGACGCCGAGCAACGTGGTCACGTCGGTTGTGAGCGCGGGCGCCTTGATGGCGTGCGGGTCGTAGCCTGCTGTCGCGTCGAAGATGACGACGCAGCCGACTTGCACGATCGCCGCTTGTGCGATGCCGGTCGCAATGGCGCTGGGCCAGTTTTCGATGCGTTGCCCGTGCACGCCGATTACAGGGTTCGCCGGATATGACAGTTGCATGTTGCTTGTGTCCCTTTCTGAGTGGTCGGTGTGGTCGGACTACTCGGTGCGCGAGCTCGCGAGCTTCGAGCGCCATGCCGGCGACGTGTATTCGCGCTTCTGCGGCTGCGTGCCGTCGGTGCGGCGACCGTCGAGGATCGCGTGCACGTCGACGTCTGGGCCGTTGCCGCCGTCGTGGTGTGGCGTCTGGTCGGTGCTGCGCGGGTTATTGACCTTGTTGTCGGCGAGCCACTTGTCGACCGTGAGGTCGAAGAGCGCGTCGACGTAGCTGTCGGAGCGTTCCGACAGCTTGCCGCCGGCTTTCATCTTCTCGAGCGCCGCTTCTTTGATCTCGCGCGGCGTCTTGCCGTCGAGCTTGAAGTCGCGGCCGAGCACCGGGCGTGCGCGGTCGAGCAGCTCGAGCCGCTCGCGCAGCGCCGTGTCGAAGCGCTTCGGGTCGGCGGCTTGCGCGAGCTGCGTCTTCGTCGCGTCGAGCTCGGCCTGCTGCGCGTCGAAGCGCTTCTGCAAGTCGGTTAGCTTCGAAGCGGCGTCGCGTACGGATGCGTCGCGGGCGTCGAGTGTGCGTTGTAGAATCTGCGCGGTAGTCGGTGAGACCTGCGCTTCGATTCCGTCGATGCGAACGGTGACCAGATCCATGTTGCTGTCCCTCTTTGGCTCGTCTGTGAGCACTGCTCGCGCGGCGCCTTCGCCGAGCGCAAAGTCGTCGGGCGTCTTCGAGTCGAGGCGCAGCGCGACTTCGGCGCCGGCGCGGCCCCAATTGCGCGGCCCTATGCCGACATGGTTGTAGACAATGTTTTTTTGCTCGGCGTCGTAGTGCTCGCCGTTGAAGACGCCGGCGCCGTGCAGCAAGTCGCACGTGTAGCCGCAACTGACTTCGCTCCGGTTGCCGGCTTCGATGGCCGCTATCATCGCGGCGTCGGTGATCACGAGCTGGGCTTCGACGAAGCGGCCGGCGTCGGCTCGAGCGGATGCGCCGGACACATGGCCGACGGCGAGCTGCTTCGCGTTGCTCGGCGACAGCATGTCGCGCGGATGAAGGTCAGTTACGGGCGCATCGGCGAGCGTCGCGAGCGAGTCGGCCGCGAAGACGCTGTCGGGTCGCCTGAGCTCGCGCACGACCGTTCCGTCGGCTCGGTGGTACGTGAGCACGCCGGTGCGGGTGACGCGCGCTGGCGCCCGTAAGAAGCCTTGCGAAGTCTTCTTCGTGTTGCCGAGCCGGGCTGCGTCGTAGCGCGTGACTGTCACGCGGACGCGTATTGGCACGCTCAGCGGTTGTCAAGTGCACCGGTGCATCGGTGGGCCAGTGCACCGGTGCACCGGGCGATCCGCACCCCCGGGCGCCGCATACCCCCGGGTAAACCGTGCCCCCGGGCGCCAGATACCCCCGGGAGATCCGCACCCCCGGGCGCGAATGGCGAGCGGTCGGTCGCCCAAAGCCCCGGGCTAGCAGGTAACTTGCTAGCCCGGGGCTGCCGAGCTCGAGCTTCACGTCGTGGGGCGTGCGGCGCAACCTTGCGGGCGCAAGGCGAGAGGGTTCGGCGGTCTCGGTTTTCGAGCTCGAGCGGTCGGTCGGCGTCTCGATGGACCGATGCACCAGTCGACCAGAGCATCGAAGCACCGGTGCACTTATCCACAGTTTACACACAGGTTATCCACACGCCTTCGAGCGCTTGCGTTCTGTTGACCGCGCTAGAGCTCGGGCGCTATAGCTTGCAGTACACAGGAGGATGTTAGGCAATGGCGACATGGATCGTGTCAGAGGACGCAACCCCGTATACAGCGGTCGAGAGTGCAACTGCCGAGCTCGCGCTTGCGCAAGCGCTGGCGCGCGTCGACGTCGACACGCAACGCGCGCGAAGCAGCTCGACGCGGCTTCTCGAAGTGTCGGTCGTGTGTGAGACGAGCGGCGAAGCCGGCGCGGCATACGTCGAGCTGTCGCCGCTCGAGCCGCTATGCCCCGGCTTCGGCGCGCACGCATGGTTGCCGGCGCTCGGCGGCGGCGTGGTGGTCGAAGCCTGCAAGCGGTGCGGCTGCGTGCGCGAGCTCGATGCGCGCGCCATAGGTCCCGGCGGGCTGCGTTACACGCGGGTCACGTACCGCTCGGCGATGGGTCCCGCGGGCTACCAGTGACGGCCAGAGTGCGCCACGGCTGCCCGTGGCACACTTGGGCGATGGTACACATTGACCCGAAAGACGGCTTGCCTGTTATCCCGTTCAGCGATGCCGGCGAAAACTGGACACAGACCATACGGCTCGAGCGGCTTCGCGCGCGCGGATGGCAGGGAAGCTTCGAGGAGTGGGCTGTACTCTTCGAAGCGCTCGGCGCCGACCCGCTCTTGCAGGACCCGCCGATCACGAAACCGACCTAGCGAGCGCCGCTGTACGGGTCTGGCTTCTTCTCGTTCGCACGGATGACGACAAAGTCTTCTTCGGGCGACACCAGCGCAAACTCGATTTCGTCGCTGATCCACGGCTCCCAGTAGTGGGCGCTGATAACGCGCGTGTAGTGCACGCGTTGCTCGAGCACGACGCCGTCGAAGCCGGCGAAGCGGCGGCGCGCGAGCTCGTGCGATGCCGACCAAGACGACACAGCACGTACGCGCAAGTGCACTGGGCCTTCGCCGCTCGCGCGCAGCGCGGCATCGGCGTCGCGCGCTTGCTGTCCGTCGATGCCGCGAAACAGTGTAAAATAGCCGTCGGCGTCGATAGCGCCGCGAGCCTGCAAGTCTGGCAAGTGCTCGCGTAGCAGCGCTTGCGTCGACTGATACAGCGTGTTCTGCCACGTGCCCGGCGTGTTGATGTTGTCGGCGATGCTCTTCGCTCCGGCCGGCGTCGAAGAGCCGCCCCATCGGCGAGTCCATGTGCCGGCTTCGGCTGCGTCTGCG